CCTGTAGTGTTAGTGTACAAAGCTGCTTGTCCTACGGCTGTGTTATGGTCTGCGGTAGTGGTGGATTTTAAAGCATCTTTACCTACTGCCGTATTGTTATCCCCCGTAGTAATAGCAGTTCCTGCCTCATCCCCTAATACAGTATTATAGTTACCACCAGAAGTAATGCTATTACCTGCATTGACTCCAGCAACGAAGTTACTTGTGCCTGCTGTGACTGCGCTGATACCTGCTGTGGCGATATTGCCTGTAAACGTAGCACCAGTAGTCGTTATAAGATTACCGCCACCCGTGGGTAGGTTAACTGTCTCGTTGGCTGACGTGGTGGAATCTAAAGTAACTCCACCGCCTGCTGTATTTTTAATAGTAATTGGCATAATAGTTCCTTTAAATAATAACCCAAGTTGAGCCGTTTGTTACTGTAACAGTGTAACTCGCGTTTATAGTTACAGGACCGACAGTACTGCCATTTTCGTTACCCGCAAAGGTAATGTTCTCGGCAATCACTTTAGCGTTTGTGCGTATGATAGCATCTGTTCCTAAACTTGGACCACCACCACCCGCCAAGGGGCCCCACGCACTACCATCGTAACCCTCGAAGGTTGTGTCAGTAGAGTTAAATCGGAACATGCCCGTAACTGCGCTAGGTCTTTGAGCCGTAGTACCTGCAGGAATCTTAGCTCCGCCTGTGGAGTTAAAAGTTACATCGCCTGCAACAACAATTCCTCCCGCGCCTGCTAGAATTAAGTCATCAGCAGATTCATCCCAAAGCAAATAAGATCCGCCCGTCGCACCGAAGAACTTAACATCATGTCCTGTGTCATCAACACCTACGGTAAGAGTGTTGTCAATTTGAACTGCGCCGTCTATGTCAACGACATCAAGATTAGTAACACCATCCACATCGATGTTGCCACTAATGTCTAAGCTAGCTGCGATAATCTCGCCGCTGGCGTTAATCGCACCATTAATGTCAATCGTGGTCGCCGCAATTTGAATCTCAGTGTCTGCAATAATGTCTAGCTGACCGTCAACGCTTGAGTTTATGTATATAGCTGCATCGCGGAACTGAACTTTTTGGGCAGTCGTTACTTCAATATTGGTTGAACCCGTGGTATTACCGTTAGCAAGAATTTCAGCCAGCGTGTCAACAGTCCCTACTTGGCTATCCACATACGCCTTAATCGACTGCTGAGTAGCTAGCTTTGTGGCGCTGTTTGACGCCATGTTATCTTCGTCTTTAATGCCCGTTACCGTCGCACCGTCACCCGCAATATTAACGCTGGTGTTAGCCACAACAGTGGTACCCGTGACAGCCGCCGCGGTTGACCCACCGATTACAGTGGCATCTATTGTTCCACCATTAATGTCAGCAGTTGTCGCAACAATACCGTCAACTTTCAGATTGGCGTATACGTTTACTACCGTAGCGCCTGTGCCCGTGCCGCTAAACTTAACCAACACGTCAGTGCCCGCAGCGATCTCAATGTCGTTACTAGCGTTATAGTTACCTTGGAAAAGAAAAATAGAGCGGCTTGAAGTAAGACTGTTTCGGATAAAACATATTTTTTCAGCGTCATTAGGCGTAAGTTGCACATATACTGCCGCACCTAAGTCGCCACCATCCGCAAATTCAATCCATTTATTACGACCCGTGGAAGACGCGCCATTGGTAATAGCAATTGAGTTAGGTGATCCAGAAGACCCTGCCGAAGACAGAGTTATCGTGACTACCCCGTTAATGGCCTCGTCTAATATATTAGAGTTGTCATTAACCGTGTCGCCCCAAGTTCCCGATTGTTCACCCGTAGCGGGTTTCTCAATACCAAGGTTTACTGTATATGTACTGGGCATCTTTAATTCCTCACGCTGCTATTTTTGTCCAATTCGCACTCTGGGTTGGCACTTCCTCCGTCCACGTCGGACTTTGACTCGGTGTAACATCAGTATAGTTCGGATTCTGACTCGGAACAATACTTCCATAAACCAAACCTTGTCCAACACCTCCAGTTGCATTGACTCCTATTACATTAATGATAGCGTCTGCATTTGCAACGACGCTACCCACTTGTCCTATTGCCTGAACACCCGTAACTAAAATGGTTTGTCCAGTAGATACAGTAACCGCGCCAACACTTCCAGTGCCTACGACGCCTGTTAAATTTACATTTGCCTGTGCAACGACGGTGGTTGTACCAACAACGCCTGTTGCAGAAATACCTGTTGGATAAACGTTTGCGGTAGCTACTACGGTAACGCCACCAACACTTCCAGTGGCAGCTAAACCTGTAACGGGGATATTAGCGGCGGCATCTACAGTGACCGCACCAACAGCACCCGTTCCCGCTATACCTGTAACGTTTACGTTTGCATTTGCGGTAACAGTAACTCCACCAACACTGGCGGTTGCTGCTAATCCGATGACGGGGACATTAGCGGCGGCGACGACACTTACTGCACCCACACCTCCGACTGATCCCGGAAGTGCAACATTTTGGCCCCAAGGACCACCGCCCCAACTTTGGCTAGAAGAATTCCAGCCTTGAAAGTAGACGGTTACATCAGCCATTACGCTATCCGAATAATCGCATTACTTGCATCAGCCGTCGGGAACACTACCGTAAAGTTACCCGCAGTCGATGTCTTATCCCCACCAAAATCCAGTACAATTACGGCTGGATTAGTTAGAGAGATAGACGTCGTATTCGGAGTAGTGTTGTAAATCAACGCGCCTCGAGCCGTAATAGTAGCGTTAGACCACGTCTCGTCAGTAAAATCAGTCAGGGCAGTAGTGCCTGAAGAAGTAGGGTCTACAGGTGTTAATGCTTGGCCACCTGCCGAGTAGTTAGTTCCACTAACTTCGTTAGTGTTAGCATACGCCGTCGTAGACGCATTAAGCGTCGCCGAATTTGTATAAAGCGCAATTTTAAATGTATCGCCACTTGAGGCGTCGAAATCGTGAGCACCATACAGCAATTCTTTTTTGAACGATGTACACATGAAGTTTCCGTTGAAAGCCATGGTTACAGTCTCCTTATATGTTTAGCAAGCTCTACTTGGCCTGCGTCGGTTAAAGCGTTATACACAGTAGTTCTATCAGACTCAACAGCCTCACGCATATAAAAGACGAGGCTTTTAACTAACTCTCCTCGAAAAGCGTGAGCTTGCGCCCTAATTGCAGGGTTTGCGTCATCAGAAATGGCTATGATCTTATTAGCACACCTCTCCGCAATCTCCTCTGGTGTAAAGCCCCTTCCATTAGTGGTGTGTACGTCCACGTTGAAAGTTGGAACATTACCTAATCCTAAATCATTCATTGTTTAGGCCTTATTACTGGTCCAGTGCGATATTCATCGGTCACTTCTTTAGCTTCGCCCAACAACTTCAAACCACCAATAGCTTCTGTAAACCGTTTCTCGTATAGCGCCATCATGTCGGGCTCACCCTTCATAAAGATGTACGCTTCTATCAAAGATCCATATAACAAAGCGATCGAAGCATTCTCACTAAGCCATGTTGTTCCGCCCGCGGCTCCCGCAGTCAAACTGGCAGGCCTATAGAAGTAATGTAATTCTACATTATACGCCGCATTGGGGGTAGGACCTAAAATAAAGTTATCTACGTCATAAACCGCGTAATATCGAGGTAAACCTACTGTCGCTGCGTCTGGGTTAAACGATTGCACATAATCAGGGTCTTTAAAGTCTAAAAAGACGTGATCACTGTTTGCATCAACAAAAGACAAGGAGAAAGACGCTAAATAATCGCTAGGGCAAGCCAAAAATCGATTAGCATTAGCCATAGTGCCGCTCACATTCTTCCTAAACAGGCTTAATTGATCACTTTTAAGTATTCTTTCTTCAGCTTGTCTAATAAATAGGGGCAGATTACTAACAAAAGACGTTTCAGTGTTCTCTGTATAGTCTTGAATAGCTGTTTCTAGCTGTGCGTATGTAAAACTCATGTGGTCACCGTCACTGTCCCAACTTGACCAAAGCCTTGTACTGGTCGTAAATTAGGTGCTATTACTAAAGGCAATCCAACGTAAACATCTAAAGGTTCTACTCGATCTGGACGCGCATTTTGAAGAGCTTGGGGGTCCGAAACCTTTCGGAAAGGACCTAATTGAGGCTGTTTAGGCTCAAATTCATCTGGACCTACCAACAACCCGTTCCATTCTTTCTTCATTACCCTATACGGATAACGAAAACCAGATCGATCGGAAATGGCATACGATTCTTTTCCAGACGCAAACTTTCCCATTATCAAACTCTCCTGTACATAGGAGTCACGTTAAAAGACGAACGATCTCTGTCTTCTATTGCCGCTCTTTCAAACTCTTCCTCATACAATGCCTTTAACATTTCAACACGATTTGGAGCGCGTTTTAAAGCAAGATAATAAGCAAGTCCTGCGGCTAAACAAGGGTAAAACCTAAAAGGTAAGTCCATGGTGTTAGTGTATATGTCAGCATCATCCATACGGGTTAAAGCGTCATAGTACACAACATCAGTGTTGTTATCGGGCACAGGCCAAAGCTTTAACTCAGGCGTAACTTGTCTATCCAAGAAGAATTGATTAACTCGGCCTTGGCTAGTCTTGTTAGGTATACTTAAAAAACCGTCACGACTCAATCGAAGCAAAGAATAATCAGTGCCAGATCGTTGCACAACAACGGATAACACGTCAATAACGTCTGCGCCTAACGCATAGTTACCCGTGCCATTGATCATCGTAATGGTACGCTGTTTAATGGTCCACTGGTTTAGGCCACGGTTAGCCCAATCTGCAAGCAAAAGGTTTAAAGACCTTTTGGCGGATTTTAGGTCGTAACCTGTCCTGACCTCAAGCCCACACCGCTCAAATGCCTCTTCGACATATTCTGCGACGTCTAACTCAAAGTCTTTACTTCCAGATGTAGCCATAAAATTTACC